TCTGCTCTAATGTAAGCAGTCATCGTAGGCTGAAACGGGAGCTTCTTGATTACATTAGCATACTTGGCAATCTTGTCACTTGAGTCATTGAATGTCTCGTCCAACACCATGTAATGAGTGGTGCCCCATTTATCATAGTTCTCTGACATCTCATCATATAACTTCTGCTCTGAGGAGGTGTGATCATCTTTCACACCCAGAATAGGAAAACTACAGAAGGAGCATTTGAATTTGCATCCTCTTGCCATCTCTAATAATAATATTTCTCTTTCTGCTATATAGTCTCTAGCCTCGTAGTGGACGCTCAGGTCCGACTTCGGATATGCGCGATAGTCAGTGTATGCATCTATAAGGCGGTCTTTGTGCCTCGGCTCTGGAGAGCCTTGGAAGTGGTCAATTAGTGCTAATATAGCATACTCTCCGTACCCATAAATGTACCAATCTACTGGCAAGTCTTTCATTGTTTCGTTCTGACTGCCGCATACGATTGGGATGTTTGGGTAGGTTTTTTTGAGCCAGTGGACAAACTCAATAACAGTAGGAGTGCTAATTGCAAATGTGGAGCTAAAGCCAAAGAAGAGTAATTCTTTCGTTACTCTTTTCTGTGTGAATTCTTGGAGTTGTGGAAGTGACCAGCGATGGATGTAATCTAGTACTTCAACATCGTAATCATTTTGTCGCAGGAACGTGGCAATTTTATGTGCACCAGAAGATCGGCGAATACTAACCGCTGATGGATCACCACCCAAATCTTCTAATAAGCCACCAAATATAATACTATGCATTAGATTCCAAGTTGTACTTAAATCCTTATAAAAAAAGGAGGGAAGAGTTTCCCCTCCCCTCCTAAAGCATCACACTAGAGGTTAGTCTTCAGCGAGTTTTGAAAAGTATGACATAGCATCGTCATCATCCGTACTAGAAGATACCGTTACTGTGGAATCGACTGGCTTATTCTTAGACACAAAGATATCATCTTCTACGTCTCCCGTTTGAGCCGAGGCTGCAGCCGGGACAGATTTGCCACCGAGTACCATAGTAAGTTTGGTCTTCAGTTCGTCATATGACTTGAAGTTCTTTGGATCCACCATTTCTGATAGAGAGTGTTGCTGTTTCCAAATTGCTTCAATTGCTTCATCACCTTCTGCGACTGCTACTGGCGTTTGTTCAAACTCTGACTTGTCGTAGTTGCGATAACCTTCAACTTGACGAATCTTGAGTTTAAAGTTTACACCATCCCAGAAATCAAAAGGATTTAGAGGAGTCTCATCCTGAAACTCTGGCTTCATTGCTTCCATAATCTTATCAAAGATTTTCTTACCAAACTTGTACATGAAAACTTTACCTTCATTTTCAGGTGCAGATGGATCTTGGACAATCATGATGTTGGCGTAATAAGCAAGCCTACGTTTTTGCTTCCGAGCAATCTCTTTGCTTGCATCAGAACCACTGTTCCACAATTCGCTGTTCAGTTCAGAAACAGGATCTTGCTGTTGAAGAGTGGTCAGTGAGTTTTCAATGTACCACTTTCCAGTGGGTCCTTGAAAGCCGTGATTCCACATGCGTACCCAAGGCAAATCTTCTCCTTGAGGTGCTGGAAGGAATCGAATAACAGCGTAGCCGTTACCCGCAGTATCGACAGTGGGCTTCCAAATATTACCATCGTCTTTATTAGACTGGTTAGTATTTGTGTTCATCTTCTCTACTTCTTTCATTAGAGAGTCAAAGTTACCACGTGCAGATCGTAGGTCAGAAAGGTTACTAAAAGACATATTTATTTCTCCGTATATGCGTTGTATTGGGTTTTATTGCGATGTATTTGCGAAGTATGGTTTGTATTTGTATCATAATAAAAGTCATCTTCATCATACAAGTAATCATTATATAGTATATGCTTGTACTTGTCAAGAGGTGTTTTTAATTCACTATCAACTTTCCTAACACGGCGCTCATCACTCACATTTCTATGACTGCGCTTTTTCTTGCTCATTAGAACTCTACATCCTTATTTATAATGGTTTCAAGAGGTGTTATAACGGACTTCATCTTGTCTGTTATTCTTATAAACGGTCGATACTTCTTAATGATCAAACATAGGTCATCCATAAAAATATCTTCCGAGTTAGAATCTGCGTAGTTAAAACTTTTATCAAGTATCACTAATGATTCTATAGTAACTATATTAGCAAAATAAAGCCTGAATGTCAAGGGGTGTTGAGAGTTTTTTGCATAAAAAGGATTAGATATATTATGCTTCTCCATCTCCAGTAGTATCTTATCTACGTCTTGTTCAAAGATGTACTCTCTCTTAGCCTTCCTTTGAAGCCAGGCTTTATATCGCTTGCCAGCTTCAGCATCAAACAGTCCTCCCCATTTCTCACCAGATACAAAGTTAGCTACAAGAAAGTCTATCATCTCAGCCCGTTTGTAATCTCTAGCCAATTTACGAATCGATATCAAGTCTCTTCTTTTCAGAAAGGTTTCTCTCTTCACTTTAACAGCACCTTTTGTTTTGGTGATGTCATAATCTTTCTTGGTGAAGTGTAGTTTCAGAGCAAGATATAATTTGTAAAGTTCAAACGGATCGATCATATGGGTAGCTTGCCGCCTTTAGCTCCTTTCAGCATATTGAGTTCTTCAGCTTCATTCTTTATTTTATCTTTCAAGGATACTGACAGTAGTTTCTTAACACTTTCAATTTCAATGTCTCGCTTCTCACAGTAATCAACGACAGCATCGATATAGCTATTGGTTATATTAGCCATCTTCTCAATGTGTTGTGAAAAATCATTTGATGTTCTGAACTCTTTTGTTATAAGAGATACGTCCGACATGGTAGGCGTGTCGCTTAAATCATTATCAACTACTTTGTGCATCTAGTTTATATCCTTTTGGTTTTTGAGATACTCCAACGACTCGTTAAAGTCTTGCTTCCATGAAGTAATATATTGTATGACATCAAACGAACATGGTGAATAGGGTGTCTTACACAACGTGTCTTCTGCTTCCCCACTACGATTAAACTCATGTATGAATTTGTGATCAAATGCGGTAGCTACTTCCATTATAGAACGTGGTGAGCCTGTCCCCAGATGGGCGTGTTTTACTTTTCTTTCAGTATTAAGTAACATAGTGATGCTATCAATAACATCATCAACGTGGGTAAAATCTCTCGTCTTTCTCCCACTGCCAAATATTCTCAATGGTTCTCCTGCAACGATTGCTTTCTTGAAACAGCGAATAACAGTACTGTGTTCTCCATAATCTGCTTCTCTTGGTCCGTATACATTGTAGAAGTACATCAGATTATATTTTAAATTGTATATCTTCTCGTACATCTGTAGAATATCTTCACTGGCAGATTTACCCAATGTGTACGGGTTAGATAGTTTGTCTGAGTATATTGTACTAGAAGATGTCGCAAAATACAAGCGGCAATCTAACTTTCTTGCCCAGTCTGCAACATGTATTGTTGGATCAATGTTATTACGCAATGCTAAAATAGGTTGTTCTAAGGCTAATCGAATTCTAGGCGTGTTTGCTAGATGTACAATGGCATCAAAGTCTCCTTCTGGGAGAATTGCATCACACACATCTTTCTTGATATACATCACATTAGGACTTTCACAGATCCATTTGCCAGATCGCATGTCATCTATTACTAGAATATTGTGACCCATAATCAATAGAGTATCGACAAGATGTGAACCAATAAATCCACATCCGCCGGTGACTATAATATTCAAGAACTACTCTCTGTAAAAAACATGATCATCAATACTCGTTGTCTTGTTATAAGCTATCGCCCAATATGGCTCAACGTAATCCGCATGGTAGTAAACAGCACCACCAGTATTATCTATATGGTTATCCAACAACACTTCAAATGCTAGTCCCAGAAGACGGATGTACTCAACTTCATTATGTACTTTGTCAGATTTACCATCACAATACCAACTAAACTGACAACGGTGTCTAATGGGTACTAACTTGTTCTTATGTTCTTTCCACCATTCTGAATGTTGTGCTTGATATACAACATCACAAATATTATCTGGAAAGTTACTACTTCTTACTCTATTCAATGTGACAAAAGCAACTGCTATCTGACCGGCGTCTGATTCACCCCTAGCCTCAAAGTAAATATTAGTAGCTAGGCAATGTGCATCTGACATAGTACTTTCGACAATACTATTATTATAATCTACTTCATCAATGGTATCAAAGATTTCTTTAAGTGGATCAGTTTCTTCCACTGCTTCTGTTTCTATTATATCAGGCGTATCGAATGCCTGAACTAGGTTTAATGTTGTATAACTGGCAAGTATAAAAAACATTGCCGTATATACTAACTTCTCTCGTAGTAATAACATACAGTATCCTTCCTACATTGTGGTGGGACCGTTTGATTATAAGGTGGTTCCCATGCCTCAACTAACCTATGCGGCTAGTGCAAAAACTTCATCGTTTGCATTTATGGTTTTGCTTCTCCGTCCGGGGATCGCCCAAACCTCAAGGTCTTTAGCATTGACCTATTCTCCGCTAGCCATTCAGTCGCATGTCGATCACCAATTCAGCCCCATTAAAAAGTACACTGCTACTCTAAGCCGGTTACGAGTATTGAAATCAGATAACACGTTTTACCGTTGATCTGCTCTGCTTTCACAGTGTACTTATTGGTGGAGCCGTCGGGATTCGAACCCGAGTCCATACTTCTTATAACGCTAACATCATCGAATCTAGTATTTATAATAGCAGAAAGAGTGTGTGTTGTCAAGTGGTTTAATCACTTTCGCCATTATCAAACATTCGTTTTGTTTCTAGTAGGTGCGGAACATAGTTGTCGCGCTTCTCAATGAATATCTGGGGCGAGTCACCATCAACTGCAATAAGAACTACAGTTCGGTTGATAGCAATGCCAGTCATCTCTTCATACATGATAGCATATGCGGCACACTGTGCAAAGTAGTTGGATATCTGAGAGTGATATTTCACCCTGCGAGAGGTCTTGAAATCTATGACTGATAGCTTACCATCAAACTCAGCAATGGCATCACACTGACCTGCCATTCCTAGATGATTGCTAAAGAGATATGGTTCAACTGCATGGATATTGTCGATTCGCTCGACAATGGGGCAGAATGTGTTCCAGGTGTCTCTATCCAGCATGGACAGCTCTGGAAGTTCTTTGTTGTTAAGATAGTCTTCACATAACCCGTGAATTCTGGTACCGCGCGTGGACGCTTTCTTAGATATCTTATCAGCTTCCACAGCACCGACTCGTTGTCGCCACTTTTGAATGCCCGCTTTACCGCGAACAGATAGGACAGAGGTGACAGATGGATATCTCTCTCCACTCTCTGTGAGATACATGCGCTTACCGTCAATATTCTTTCTGGTTAAAGCGGGTAGATTTGGTAGTTCAATGTGTGTAAATTTCTTCATAATGTAATATATAACTCTTAGTTCTCGATTTCTTTAGTTATATTATACTACTAAACCCACCCAATGTCAACCTCTTTGTTAGATTATTATGTTATAAGAATATACTAGTTTATGCGCCATATTGGTCTTCATACCGCATTCTGGCAAGAATATACTCCCTGACGAACTTACTTCTAACTATGTCCTCTGGTCCAAACTCGTGAATTTTGAAGGATTTCATGTCTTCTGCTATGACCATGAACTTCTGCAATCCGGACTTATCGTTTGCTCGATATAAGTCGGACTGTCTGAAGTCTCCGCACATCAATAATTTGCTACCTTCTCCCAATCTAGTCAATACAGAATTCATTTCCATGTCATTCATATTCTGACATTCATCAACTACGACAATGGCTTTATCCAGTGTGATGCCACGGACGTATGACGTTATCATCCATTCCACGGAATTTTGATCAATGAGTCTTTTGAATGCGTTTTTCTTTTTTGGGAATAACTTCTCGCAGATTTCTACATAGGGTTGCATGTAGACTGCGGTTTTCTCTTCTTGATCTCCGGGGAGGTGACCAATGTCGCGACTGGCGACTGCCGATCGAACGATAACTACTTTTTCGTACTTGCTTTGTGGATCTAGAACTTCCTCTAATGCACGATATAGGGCTATGAATGTTTTGCCTGTACCGGCTGCTCCGTGCAGTAACATTGCTGTAGCACCTGCACTATACTGTGAAAAGAATTGTCCTTGTGTTTCAGTCATGGCTCCTATTGTTTTAAGGTCATTCAGTGATAACTTACACTGATTATTTTTTAGGGGTTGTCTAGCGTCATCATCATAATTCTCTTGCTCAACTACACGGAGAGTAGATTTACGTCTTGCCATTTGGAGTCCCTTTTAGTTTAAGAATAAGGCAAAGTACAGGGTTATGCCTCTGAATAAGTTGATAAGGAAATAACTTCAATTGAATTGGTTATCTTTTTAATGGTCTCCTTTGATTCGCGTGAGAGGAGAGTGCCGTCTATGCACTCGTGCATTCGATTAATAACAAAGACAGGGTCAAGTGTTCTCAAGTCACTTTTCATGTATTTCTTGTGACTGTCCTGATTTTCTCCTATATTGCAACATAGGAGAACAATTGATATCTCAGCCTCGGTGTACAGATTTATTCTGTAACCGGTCGGAGAAGGTGAATACTTCTTTGGAAAGTTAATGATATTGCTCATATCTCTATTTATGCGTCTTCCGCTTTTTCACTTAATAAATCGTATAACATTTT